CAAGCAACAACAGGTGCTGTAGGTAAAGTAGTAGAGTATGATTCTACACTAAGTTTATTATATTTCCAACAAGAAAGATTTGGTGACTTTGGTACTAATAGTACAACAGGTGACCATAGTGTATTTGAAGGTACGAATGTAATTACAGGTGCAACATCATCTGCAACATTTACACCATCAAGTGATTCCGAAACAATTACTCTTGCAAATAATAATACATTGTCTACTACATCAGGTTATGCTAACCCAGAGTTACAACCAGATAGTGGTAACATAGTTTACTTAGAAAATAGAAAACCTATACAAAGGGATTCAGACCAAACAGAAGACATTAAATTAATCATAGAGTTTTAGAATATGGCACAAATAACAGATTTAAATGTTTCACCATATTATGATGATTTTGATGAGGCAGATAATTTTCATAAGGTACTCTTTAGACCAGGCTTTGCAATTCAAGCAAGAGAGTTAACACAACTACAATCTATTTTACAAAACCAAGTAGAACGACATGGTAATCACATGTTCAAAGAGGGTAGTATTGTTATACCTGGCCAGTTAAGTTATTCAGATGATTTTCCAACATTACAACTTACATCAACATTTGCAAGTGAAGAAATAGACCCAAGTCAATTTTATGATGCAACAAATCCTGTAACAATAACAGGAGTTACATCTGGTGTTAAAGCATATGTTATAGGATATCAAGCTGCAACTGCAACAACACAACCTATACTATATCTTAACTATTACAAAACAGGTTCAGATAATTCATCAACAACTTTTAGTGATGCAGAAAATATAACTGCTGATAAGGCAATTACACATACTACAGGTTATACAAGTGGTGTTGCATCAGCAACTACATTTACAACAGATGCATCGGCAACAGGTTCATCTGCAACGATAGAAGATGGTGTCATTTATATCAGAGGACAATTTGTAAAAGTAAGTAAACAAACATTATTACTAAGTTCAAACTCTGTTACTGAAACATCAAGGGTTGGTTTAACAATTACAGAAACATTAGTAACACCTGAGGCAGATGGTTCACTTACAGATAACTCTAGAGGTTCATCTAACTATGCTGCTAAAGGAGCACACAGATTAAAAATAGAATTAACACTTGCTAAACTAGATGTAACATCTACTGAAGATTCTTCATTTATAGAAATGATGAGAATAGATAGTGGTACTTTAGTTTCTAAAGCAAGAGCAACAGAATATTCAGTATTAGGAGATACCCTTGCAAGAAGAACCTTTGATGAATCAGGTGACTATACAGTTAAACCATTTTTATTTGGTGTAAGAGAAAGTGTAACTAACACAGTAGAAGGTAAAAAATTTACAGGTGCATATACATCTGGTACATCTACAGATGATGGTGGAACTGCTTCTGAAAGTTTACTTGCACTATCGTGTTCTGCTGGTAAGGCATATGTTAGAGGATACGAGTTTCAAACTTTAGGAACAACATTTAAAGATTTAAATAAAGCAAGAGATATTAAAACAATTAATGCTGGAGTTACTAACTTAGAGTTAGGTAATTTTGTTAGAATTACAAATTTATATAACACACCAGACATTGGTAGTGTAAGTGGTGAAACAACACCATACAAACAAGTTAAATTACTTTCTGGTGCAACAGTCACTAGAGGAACTGCATCAACAGAAGAGCCTGTCGGTCTTGCTCGTGTAAGAGCATTAGAATATGATTCAGGTGTATCTGGTACTACAAGTGCTGTGTACAAAGCACATCTATTTGATATTCGTACATTTACTGTATTAACATTAAGTGATACACCAAGTCCATTATTAACTGCAACACATTCAACAGGTGTGAAATTAACAGGTAATACATCAGGTGCAACAGGTTTACTTTTTGATACAGACACAAGTAATGCTGAAGGCCATAGAGTTCGTTTAACAAATGTTGTTGGTACATTTAGTTCTGGTGAAAAATTAATTGCATCAGATTCAGCTGAAACAAGTGGACTTATAGAAAATTCTGGTAACACAGATTTAACAGTTACTTTAGTTACTACAAGAGCATTTTCAGAAACAAGACAAATGTTTATGGATGATGATGATGGTGGTCAAGACTTTACTGCAGATGTAGAATTATCAAAAGTAAGAGATGCAGATTTGATTGCATTGAATGCCACAGATGCTAGTCTTGCAAATGCAAACGATAATATTCTATTAGAAGAAGATGGTACTACTGAATTAGGTATTGAACCTATTAGAGAAGCAGTATTAGTACAACCAGAAAAAAATGTTGCAATATACAAACTACCTAAGACTGTAATTAAAACTTTATTAACAGATTCAAATAATAATTCAAGTGATACATCATATACAATTAGAAGACAGTTCGTTGCAACATCAAACAGTTCTGGTATAATATCATTAAGTGCTGGAAGTAACGAAGTCTTTGGTGCATTTGCTGAAGCAGATTATGTAATGTCCATATTAACTGCTGGTGGTGGTAGTGGTGTACAAGGACAGTTAGTACCTATCTCTGGTAAGATATCTGGTACAGGTACATCAAGTATTACAATTACAGATAATACAATTTTAGGTAGTGCAGCTAAAGTAAAAGTTATAGCAACAATCGTTAAGTCAAGTGTTGCATCAAAAAGTAAAACAACAAATTTATCTAAACAAGTTAAAGTAGTTGCCAGTGACCCAGATGGTGCATTTGGATGTAGAGCAACAGACAAAGAAATATCTTTAGGTCGTGCAGATGCATTTAGATTACAAGCTGTCTTTGATTCTGAAAGTACAAGTTCAGATGCCAGTTCGCCAGGACTAGTATTAGGAACAGTCACAGGAACATTTACTAGAGGTGAAAAAATTACAGGTTCATCTTCTGGTGCAGAGGCAAGAATTATTACAACAACAAGTCCTATCGCTTATGTATTAACAGGTGGATTTGGTGCAACAGACTTTACAACCTCTGATACAATCACAGGTGAATCTTCTGCGGCAACTTCAACAGTAACAACAGTAACAGCTGGAAGTAAAGTAGTAACATCTAACTTTACATTAGACACAGGACAAAGAGATAACTACTATGACATCGCAAGAATTGTAAGAAAGTCTAATGCAGAAAAACCACTAGGTAGATTACTAGTAGTATTTGATTTCTTTTCACATGGTAATGGTGATTTCTTTAGTGTAGATTCTTATAATTCTGTTAGTGGTCAAATGAATTATGCTGACATACCAACATACAGTGCTACAAAGATTGACCCAGATGACCCTAAACCATCAGGGGTATTTGATTTAAGAGATTGTCTAGACTTTAGACCAACAGCAGAAAATATTGCTGGGGCAACAGATACACTAACTGCAATAGATACAATTACTGCAACTGCAAGTTCGTTTGATTTTACAAACAGACAGTTTGATGGTACAGGTGCTATTGCAATAGATACACCAAAAATTAATAACGCATTAACTTGTGACTTCGAACATTACTTACCTAGAAAGTCTGTATTATATATTGGAACAGATGGTGAGTTTAAAATAGTAGATGGTGTTCCTGCTGAAGACCCACAATTTCCAGCAGTATTAGATAATGCAATGAAACTTGCAACAATAGATGTTCCTGCTTTCACATTTACACCAGCTGATGTAACAGTCACAAGAGAAAAAACACAAAGATTTACCATGAAAGATATTGGTAAACTACAAAACAGAATTGAAAACTTAGAGTATTACACTTCATTAAATCTATTAGAAAGAGATGCAGAGAGTTTACAAATATCTGATGTCAATGGATTAAACAGATTTAAATCTGGGTTTGTAGTAGATAACTTTGCTGGACATAAAGTTGGTGATGTATTACACCCAGATTATAAAATTGCTATTGATATGGAAAACAGAGAGTTAAGACCTAAGTGTGTAATGAAGGCTGCTAAGTTAGTAGAAAAAGTTACAACAGATGCTGCAAGGACAGTAGCAGGTTATCAGAAGACTGGTGACTTACTAACATTGCCATGGACAGATTTAGATATGATAATTCAACCATATGCAACAAGACCAGAAAATATTCAGTCAGCATTAATCTATGAATATGTTGGAAAGATTACTTTAACACCTAGTGGTGATGAGTGGTTTGAAACAGAACAAGCTCCAGACTTAGTTGTAAATGTTGATGGCAACTTTGATGCTGTCACAGCTTCAGTTGTAAATCAAATGGGTACAATTTGGAATGCATGGGAAACACAATGGAGTGGTATCGTATCAAGACAAGTAAGACTTGTAGGTCGAGGTGCAGATTTTGGA